CCCCTTGGTGTTGGCTGGGATGGGCACAAGGCTCCAGCCGTGTCTGATGTACGCATCGACTGATGCAGGGTGAGATTGCACAGTTTGGGGTGCTGTCATAGAATGGACCCGTTGGTGATTGCAGTTGCCGACACTTCGTTCATGTAGTTCTCCTTTAAGCCCCGTGGTCCACAAACCACGGGGTTTTTCTTTGCCTGAAAATAATTTTTCAAAACTGTTGCACAATCGTAGCACAAGTCTGCTACACTGCGTCAACGGTTAAGGAAATATTCATGCGCACCAACCAACCCAAATCAGCGTTCATGACTGTCCGAGTGACAGACAAGACGCGCACCAAGTTTCATGACAAGGCACTGAAGGTCGGAACCCCGAGCGAAGTGCATCGTGAAATCGTCGAGGCTTTCGTTGAAGATCGCCTCACAATCCAACCCCCTGTAATCCGTAAACTGGAGAAACTTTATGTCAATCGAACAGAAAATTGATGCCCTGACCGCTGCCGTGGTTGCCCTGACTGCCAAGCTGGAGTCCAGCAATGTAGCAGCACCTGCACCAGTTGCGCCAACCCCCGCACCCGTGGTACAAGCTGCCCCGGTTCATGTGTCTGCCGTGGATACACCCGTGGCCGCTGCACCCGCCATGCCAGCGCCTCCTGTGTTCACAGCCCCTGTGGCCGCACCCGTTGCCAGTGGCGCACCATTCTCTGACGGCAAGGGTCTGATTGACTATGTGATGGGCGCATACAAGGCGCTTGGTCCACAAAAGGGTGCCATGATCCAAGGCGTCCTGACAGGCATGGGCTACCAAAACATCAACGATGTGAAGCCCGAGCACTACGGTCAGTTGTTCGCTGGTGTTGAGGCACTGAAGTGAGCGACCACGCGAAGCTGTCCCCATCGAAGCGCAGCCGCTGGGCCTTGTGCCCCGGCAGCATTCGAGAGGAGGCCAAGTATCCTGACGAAGGTAGCGGCCCCGCTGCTGCCGATGGCACACACTCGCACACGCTGCTTGAAAAGTGCATCATGACTGGCAACAGCGCCCAGTTGTTTGTGGGTCAGTTGATGACCGATCACGAAGGTTCGTTTCATGTGGACGCTGATCGTGCAGCCCGTGTGCAGACTGCCCTTGACTACATCGAGAAACGCAAGGCCGAACATTTTGGCTTTTGCAAAGTGATTACCGAGACTCGTGTGGACCCCGAGCACCTGCTGGGTCGTTCTGACTTGTCGGGCACTGTGGACGTGCAGATTCTTGGTGGTGACACCATTGAACTGATCGACTACAAAGACGGCATGGGCATCGTCACAGCCGAGGGCAACATGCAGCTTGAGCAGTACGCCTACGGGGTGCTGGCTGGCTTCAAGCTGCCCGTTAACGGTGACTACCCATTCAGTACGGTTCGCATGACCATCATCCAGCCTAAGCTGGCGCTGCGTGGGATGCCTGCCATCACATCGCATGAAGTTTCTGTGCGTGACTTGTTGGCGAACATGGGTACAATCATCGCTCAAGCTGCTGCAACTGATCGACCAGATGCACCGCTTGTACCGGGTGAAAGTCAATGTAAATTCTGCCGCGCCAAAGGCTCCTGCGCCGCGCTGGCAAGTAACGTAATGAAGGAGGTCGGAATCATGTTCCAGCCTGTCGTAACTCAAACACTCGATGTCGCGCAGCAATCTGCCGATAAAGACCCATCCACGATGGATGATGCCCAGATCGCTCAGATCATGGAAGCTGCCCCCTTGATGCGCCAGTTACTCGAAGGTGTTGAAGCCGAGGCTTTGCGCCGCCTGCAAGCTGGTCAAGTCATTCCCGGCTTGAAGCTGGTCCACGGTCGTGGCTCTCGTGCATGGGCGTTGCCCGAAGCTGAGATGGCTGAGAAGCTGGTCAAGATGGGCATCCCCAAGACTGCGATCTACGAAACCAAACTCGTCACACCCGCCAAGGCTGAGAAGCTGACGTGGGAGAAACGTGACGGCACGAAGGTTGCGTTGACTGATCGCCAGTTAAAGCGCATGGATCAAGAGTATGTGTCCAAGTTGGCTGGCAAGCTGACTGTGGCCCCCGAGTCTGATAGCCGTCCGGCTGTCGTCACCAACGCTGCACCGTTGTTCAGTGCAGTGGAAACCCCCGCCGAGCTTCCCGCTTGGCTTTCGTAAATCACTGGAGTAAATGTAATGTCTGAAATCATCTTTTTGTCGAATGTCCGTTTGTCTTTTCCCCACCTCGCTGAACCACAGCGTCAGGTCAATGAGCAGACTGGCAAGGAACGCATTTCGTATAACTGCGAGTTCATCATGCCGCAGGACCACGCTGGCTTTCAGCAGTTTATGCAGCGTTACGGTGCCTTGGCGCTGGAGAAGTGGAAGGAACACGCTCAAGCTGTCATGGCAATGATCCAGAACGACCGCAAGACCCGCTGCTTTGGTCGTGGTGAGGAGAAGGTCAACAAGAAAACCTTCCAGCCTTATGACGGCTACGCTGGCAATGTGTTCATCACGGCTGGCCGCGACACCGCGCCGCAGATGATCCAAGCCGATGGTCAACCCATTGACCCAGCCAACACGATGGCCTACCAGCAGCTTGCACGCAAGATGTACGGTGGCTGCCGTGTCAACGCTGCCATCAAGCCTTGGCCGCAGGACAACAAGCATGGCCGTGGCATCCGTTGCGATCTGATCGCTGTTCAGTTTTTTGCTGACGATACCCCATTCGGTGAAAAAGCCGTTGATGCGTCTGGGATGTTTGGTGCGGTGGCGAGTGCTCCTGCTGGAATGTTCGGCGCTGCGCCTCAAAGTGCGCCTGCGATGCCTGCTGCGCCGTTTGCGGCACCGGCTGGCCTGCCTTCGTTCTTCGGGCAGTAAGTAAATCGGGGGGAAAGCAACATCCGGCTAGAGTGCAAGTACCCCCACCTACACGGTAACCGTAATGAGTAACGACTATGTGTTCGACATCGAAACCTACCCCAACGTCTTCACGCTGGCGCTGGAGCATACAGAAGCGCCGCTATGCTGGTCTTTTGAAATCAGCGAGTACCGCAACGACAGCCGCCAGATCATCGAGTTTCTCCAGTATCTCAAGGATACGAATGCCCGGATGGTCGGGTTCAATAACTTGGGGTTCGACTACCCCGTCCTGCATACGCTGATCCGCATGGGTCACAGTGACGCCAACACGCTGTACCAAAAGGCGATGGCGATCATCAACTCGCAAGACGAAGATAGCGGCAAGTGGACTCATCTCGTCAAGCCGACAGACCAGTTCGTGCAGCAGATCGACTTGTTCAAGATTCACCACTTCGACAACCGTGCCCGTGCCACCAGCCTCAAGGTGCTGGAGTTCAACATGCGCAGCGACACGATTGAAGACCTGCCGTTCCCCGTGGGCACAGTGCTGAACCCTGAGCAGATCAAGGTGCTCAAGTTCTACAACGCCAAGGACGTGCGCGAGACCAAGGCGTTTTATCACCACACACTCGGCATGATTGCGTTCCGTGAAGAACTGACGCGCAAGTACGCCCGGGACTTCATGAACCACAACGACACCAAGATCGGCAAAGACTACTTCGTCATGAAGCTGGAAGAAGCCGGTGTTGCCTGTTACGATTTCGGCCCCAAGGGTCGCACGCCCCGGCAGACCAAGCGCCCAGTGATCCACCTCAAGGACGCCATCTTGCCTTGGATCGAGTTCGAGCAGCCTGAGTTCACACGGGTGCTCAACTGGCTCAAGGCTCAGTCAATTACAGAAACCAAAGGGGTCTTTACTGACCTCACAGCAGCAGTCAATGGATTCACCTTTGTCTTTGGCCTTGGAGGCATCCACGGCTCCATCGAATCGGAAGTTGTCGAGTCAAACGATGAGTTCGTCATCGTGGATTTGGATGTCACTTCATACTATCCAAACTTGGCAATCTCGAATGGGTTTCACCCGGCCCATCTCGGAAAAGATTTTGTCAGCATTTACAAGCACCTGTTCGAGCAGCGCAAGCAGTACCCCAAGAAGTCAGCAGAAAACGCAATGCTGAAGCTGGCGCTCAACGGCGTCTACGGTGACAGCAACAACCAGTTCTCTGTGTTCTATGACCCGCTGTTCACCATGAGCATCACGCTCAACGGTCAACTGCTGCTGTGCCTGCTGGCCGAAGGGCTGATGCACATCGAGGGGCTGCGCCTAATCCAAGTGAACACTGACGGCCTGACTGTGCGTGTGCCCCGGGCCAACAAGTGGCTGGTGGACGTGGCCCGTGCAGCGTGGCAACTTCGCACAAAGCTGAACCTTGAGGAAGCTGTCTACAAGGCCATGATGGTGCGCGATGTCAACAACTACATCGGTGTGTTTGAAGACGGCAGCACCAAGCGCAAGGGTGCCTACGAGTACGAGATGGACTGGCACCAGAACGCCGGTGGTCTTGTGATCGCCAAGGTGGCCGAGAAGGTGCTGGTCGAGGGTGCGCCCATCCGCGAGACAGTCGAGCAGTGGCCCGACATCATGGACTTCATGCTGCGCACCAAGGTGCCCCGGTCAAGTTACTTGGGCCTTGAGGTTGACGGTGTGACCACGCGACTGCAAAACACCACGCGCTACTACATCGCCAAGGGTGGTGGTCGCCTGTTCAAGTGGATGCCACCGCTTGCCAAGAAGCCCGGTGAGTGGCGAAAGATTGGCGTCGAGTCCGGCTGGGGTGTGCAGCCCTGCAACGACATCAAGGATGCTGGCAAGCTGCCAGTCGATTTTGACTATTACGTGAAAGAAGTGGAGAAACTATGTCTGGGTCTAGCTTGAACAAACAGGTCGCTGGCGACCACTACAAGGATTTGCCAATCCAGCCAGTCGAGTACATCCACGCCAACGCGATTGGGTACTTCGAGGGTAACGTGATCAAGTACATCAGCCGCTGGCGCAAGAAGAACGGCATCGCCGATCTTGAGAAGGCCAAGCACTACATCGAGTTGCTGATCGAGATGGAGAACCGCAAACTAGACGGAGAGTGCAATGCTGGAAAAACAGATTGAGGCCAAGGTCTGCGACTACGCCAAGTCCAAAGGTGTGCTGGCGTACAAGTTCACTAGTCCCGCCCGTGCCGCTGTGCCTGATCGTCTGTTCATTGGACCCGATGGTCGCATGTGGTTCTGCGAGTTCAAGCGCGAGGGTCAAGTGCCCACGCCAGCGCAGTACCGAGAGCACGACAGACTTCGGCAGCAGATGGTCAACGTGTTCGTCATCGACAACGTGGCCGAGGGTAAGTTGATGGTTGATGTGATGGTGATGGGATGCTGACACCTGACTTGCTCCACGGCTACCAACAGAAAGCTGTCAACTTCCAGTCCACGCACCCCAACTCGATGCTGTGGCTGGACATGGGGTTGGGCAAGACCGTGATCACCTTGACCACGCTGGCCCACCTGATCCGCACCAGCTTCCTGCGCGGCGTCATCATCGTGGCCCCCATCCGAGTCATTCGACTGGTGTGGCGTCAAGAGGCTGCGAAGTGGGAACACACCAAGCACCTAAAGTTCAGCATGGTCACGGGCACCAAGGACCAGCGCACCCGCGCCCTGCTGCGCCCCGCTGACGTGTACATGATCAACTACGAGAACCTCGGGTGGCTGGCCGAAACCTTGCAAACTTACTTTGTCAAGAAAGACAAGCCCATGCCCTTCAACGGGATCATCTGGGACGAGATCAGCAAGATGAAGAACAGCGCCACGAACCGGGTCAAAGCGTTCCGCAAGATCGCTGACAAGTTCGACTGGACCACGGGTTTGACCGGCACCCCGGCCAGCAACGGGTACAAAGACCTGCACGGTCAGTTCCTCGTGGTTGACAAGGGTGAACGTCTAGGCACCAGCAAGACGCAGTTCAAGACCCGGTTCTACAAGAAGGTCGGGCCGTACAAAGAGGTGCCCTACGAGGACACCGAGGACACGATCAAAAAGCTGATCGGGGACATCACGCTGGAGATGTCAGCCGAGGACTACAACCCGCTGCCTGACCTGATCGTCAACAACATCGAGATCGAAATGCCTGACGAGTTAAGGGCCAAGTATGAACGGCTTGAGAAAGAGTTCTTCATGGTGCTCGACAGCGGCAAAGAGATCGAGGCGTTCAACCAAGCGGCGCTGACCAACAAGTGTTTGCAGTTCTCCAACGGCGCGATGTACCCCATCGCCGGGATGCCGCTGTGGGAGCCAGTGCATGACATGAAGCTGGATGCGCTGGAGGACATCATTGACGAGGCCCAAGGCTCACCTGTTCTGTGCGCCTATGCTTACCGCAGTGACGCTGCCCGCATCATGGACAAGTTCAAAGCACTGCGCCCGATCAACCTGACCGAGTGCAAGAGCGAGGCGGCATTGACCAACGCCATGCACCGCTGGAAAACCGGCGACTGTCAACTGATGATTGGTCACCCGGCCAGCATGGGTCACGGCATCGACGGCTTGCAGAAGAACGGCCACATCCTCGTGTGGTATGGCCTCAACTGGTCGCTGGACCTGTACGAGCAGTTCAACGCCCGTGTGCGCCGTCAAGGTCAAGGGGCACCAGTGATGTGCCACCGCATCCTGATGCAAGACACACTGGACCAAGCGCAAGCACTGGCACTCGACGAGAAAGCCACCACGCAAGCCGGATTACGTAACGCTGTAAAACAATACCGCATATCTAAAAATGTGTGATACACTTGTGTCACATTAACCACTGGAGTAACTGTAATGATTCGTGAAATGTACAACTGGGTAAGGAACGTCTATGCCACACCGAGTGCCGAAACAATGGCGCTGCGGGAATTGGAGGACAGCAAGCGCAGGCTGCTGGAGGCTCAGACAGCGCGTGAATACGCCGAGTCGATGTGCAAGTACCGCGAGGCTCAGATCAAGCGCCTGACGACCTATCTGCACAAGGCCACTGAGGATCAAGTATGACCTGTAAGCACCGTTGGGAGCCGAGCAAATTCGGCATCAAGTATCGCAAACCGAACCACTACATCTATGAATGCGCACGATGCGGTAAAAGCATCTTCGCAACACTGAAGGAGAAGCAAACATGAGTCTGTACAACATGGTCCACGGGGTGAACCCACTCACGCCCGTGCTACTGAGCATCTTGAATGTCAGCGTGGGAGAAATACCCCGCTTCCGCGACTGCTACTTTGATGGAGAGCACATCGTCATCTACACCCGCACGGGTGGTGGAAATCGGGACTACTACGACGAGCCAAACGCCGACAACCCTGATGGCCCTTGGAATAGCGGCCTGCGTGAGTTGAGTGGCTATTTGCGCGACGAAGATGACGACTATGACTCCACCTACGCCTCGTTCTATTACAGGGTGCCTGAGCAGTTCGGCTACCTGCTGGACAAACTGAAGTCGATGGCCCAGAAGGAAACTCAATCAGAGCGCTGGGAAGCGTCCATTGAGCGCATCAAAACCGCTGGGGCAGATGACCCTCTGGTTCAGCGCATGACGGCGGCATTTAGCCCTGTCTTTGAGGCCATCCAAAAGCATGTGGAGGAGAAACCATGACCAGCGAACAATTCCTTGTGCTGGCGGGTTGCATCTGGCTTGCCCCGCACATACCAAAGCAGTTTGCCCAGATCGGCGGCTGCACCATACTGATCGTGGCTGCGGCAATTGGATTGGGGTGGAAACCATGACGTGGCCCTTTCCTCCCCCGGGTGGCCCGGTGCCGTGGACTCCACAGCAGGAGTCCGAGTACCAGCGCCAGCAGCGCAGCCAGCTACCGGAGGCACCGTTCTAATGTCTTCGACAAATACCGGCTCCCACGTCATCAGGGCGTTTGAGGCGCTTAGAGAATTCAAGCGCATGACCGCGCAGGAGTTTGCCGACTACGCCGACATCGGACGCTACGATGCTCACGCTGTGCTCAACCGCATGAACAAACGCACCAAGGCTGGTGAGAAGCGCATCCACGTTGCCGACTGGACCTATGAGCACGATGATGCGCGGCGCTACCCACGGGCGGTGTACATGCTGGGTGACAAGCCTGACAAACCTAAACCCAAGCCCAACATCCGGCTGAACCGACAGCGCAGTGAGCACAAAATTCTTGCGTCATTTCGCATGAGCAGCGTGTTTAACCTTGCAACACCTCGTGACAAGATCAGGGAAATCAGGAGATCGCTTTGAGCATGAAGTGTCCGATATGCAACGCATGGACCACGGTTAAGGAAACGCGCACAAGAAAGACGGATGGTGTGGTAACCCGCCGATACGAGTGTGCGAATCTTCACAGGTTCTCGACTGAGGAACGGGTGCGCTACGAGTTGATCAACCCAGCACTGTTATGCAAGAAACGTGCTGGAACCTGACTGCACCTCGGCCACGCGCCGACTCCAACCTTTACCAAACGTAGCCCAGTGCGGCAGGTCCATGAGGAAGGACAGGCGGCGCTTGCTGTAGTCATCCACCAAATCGCCCTCAAACGCTGCCACAGCGGCCAGCGTCTTGGGGCCGATGCCACCATCAGGCTCGACGCCTACGCACGCTTGCAGCCACTTGGCAGCGCGTCCGGGGCCGCTGTTGACAGCAGCATCGAACACAATGTAGTCCACACCATCGGGCAGGTCATCGCCCTTGATTTTGTCCCAGTACTTGGCCTTATACATCGGGGCCACTTGAGCTGGTGTCAGGGCACGCATGGCCTTCTCGTCCACCGGATGGCCGACCCACTCCTCCCAGACCCGTTTGGTCACGCCAAGGTTGGTCATGCCACCGGGGTCAGCGGGATGATTGACAAAACCACCCTCGTGCTTCAAGACGTGTTGGAGTGCTTCGGCAAAGTTCTCTCTCATTTCTTGCTCCGCATGTCTGCGAGTTTCTCAACTGTGCGGCCACCGAAGTAGGCCAAGAAAATGATCTGCCCCCACTGGCCTAGCAACTGGACGTAGGACTCCTGAGCGTTGTACCCATAGGCAGACATCATGGTGAACACGAAGTACGCCACAAAGATGGCTATGAGGGCCATAGGGCGAATGTTCTTCGACAGCCAAGAGTCGCTGCCCATGTCGGCCCGCCAACGATCTGACACCGCTGTCTGCTCGATCTCAAACAACTTGGTGTCGTTTGCCATCTTCGCCAGTTCACCGTCTTGCGCCATCTTTGCCAAATCGAGTTGTGCCTTGGCTTTGGCTTCAGGATCGGGGATGAGTTTGTCGATCAGCTTGCCGCCGACCTCAAGCAGTGCGGTCAATGGAAACATTATTTTTTCCCCAGTTTCTCACGCTCCTCAAGGAGCCTGACTTTGACTTGCAGTTCATTGATGTGCGACATCAACTGCTCTTTAAGAATGGCGCGGCGCTCGGCAGAGATCGGGCTGTCCGTGGGCACACCCTCTTTGGTGATCAGCGCAGGCATCTGACCCTCGATCTTGGTCAAGCGTTCAGAAAACGAGTTGACCTGCCCCAGCAGCCACGCCAATGACATGACGACAATAGGGATGACGGCTTTGAGGGCGTCAGACCAATTCATAAAAACACCTCAATCAGAACACGAACGCACCATACGATCAGGCCAACAAGAAGGGCCGCGGCGATGAAGCTAACGGCCCAGTCTTTCATTTGATGATCCAGACGGCAGAGAAGATGGTTCCGGCCATCGCCACAATCATGAGGCCAGCGGTCTTCATCAAAATGGTTTCAATGCGCTTGAGCCGCGCATTAATCTGGTCATATCGAATGGCGCAGACTTCCTCATGTGTGGACAGTCGTGCCTCTGTTGCGTCAATCGTGCTCATCTTTCGCCTTTTGCAACTGCTGATTGATTGACTGTACGACAGGTGCGACCTCACCGTAAGGTGCAAGCATGAGCGCCCGATTGATGACAGCCAATTCTTGAGGAGTTAAAACGAGTGTGATCATAAGCTGTAGTATGGTACTTTAACGTATCCAGTGCCAACAAAAATTTTCAAATAACCCGCAACTTGTGCAGGAGGCGCACCCGACGATCCAGCAGTAGCCGATGCAAACGAATAGGCGCTGGTGAACGCTATTGTGTCGTTGAAAATAACGTCGCCTGCATCGCTGAACAACACCTTATCCGCGCCGCTGACTGAGTAGACCAAACCCGGTATTGCGCCTACGCTGTCATGGCGCAGCCGATATGTGGACGAGGCGTCAAACGCAATGTTCTCGTTGTTTTTGATGCGGATGGCCGAGGTGCTGTTGGTGGCACCGCTCAAGTCAACGCCGACAGTGTAGGTGCCGTTGAACTGAGCACCCCAAGTGCCAGAACTGGACACCTGAAGGCCGACAGTCATGTTGCCTTGCAGCGTGATGCCGTTGGTCAACTGACCTTGTGTCAAGTCGATGTTTGTAGGGGCGATCCGCAAGCCGTAGGACGTGGTGTTGATCGTGCCGCCTGCAACGCCTTTACCAATCGAGATGTCCACGCCGACACGGTTCAAGCCAGTATCTGTGCCGTTGGCAAAGATGCCCGCTTCGATGCCGATCAGGCCAGCCGTGGGGTTGGCTGTCTGGGTGTAGTCACGCGCCTCAGACACGATACCCCATGTCGGGCCGGTGCTGCGCTTGTTGCCTTGGCCGTAGACGCCCACGTTCTCACCGGCAGCGGAGTAGTTGTCCACGATACCAACGATGGTCCACTCGAACGATGTCTCAGACGCGCCTGTGATGGTGCGTGCCCAGACGTTGGGGTTGACGTAGCCAACCGTGCCGCCAGAGACAGCCGAGGCGTCACGCAGCGTGTTGATGGGTGCTTTGGTGTTGCCGTCCAGCGCGGCGGCTGTGGGCGATGTGCCGTCAATCTGCTGAAGACGGGCGTTGACAGTGGTTGCCACGCCAGTGTCGGCAGGGGTGTAGCCGACCAGCGTAGCGCCGTTCGATGCAGCCAGCACGGCCAGCGTAGGACCGTTGGGGCCGTTCACGTTGTCCGATGTCCATATCTCCACGTTGTCGGCGTCTTTGAGCACCATGAAGTAGCGGTTGTCGCCGCACCACACAGCCGCTTCGCCCCGGCTGTTCAGGATCACCGGGTTGGTGTTGGCCGTGCCGCCCGTGTAGTCGGTGTAGGTGGCTTGCGGCGTGGTCGTGCCAGCAGCGTAGGTGAACAGCTTGCCGCCCACCAACGGGTTACCGTTGGCGTCGAAGAACTGCATTACTGGACTGGGGATGAGCGTAGTAGGCATGATCGTGTTCCTGTTTACTTAGCGAGAGCGTTGCGGTTTTCGGACTGCGGCGCAAGGTTGTTGGTTGGCGCAGCAGGCACTGCCGCAGCGCGGGTGGCAGCAGCACCTGTTGCACTCCATGTCGATGGATCGGCTATTGCTTTCAACAAGTTGCTGCGTTCTTTTGCAGGCAATGTTGCCAGCAGCTCATCAAACGTCTTTGCGGAAAGCGATGATTCGGCCAATTTTGCAACAGTTTCTTTACCAACTTTTGCACCAATTGTTTCCAACACTTTGTTTGCAACCGCAATCAGGTTGTTCAATGGGTTTGGAATGCGGTGATTGACAAGTTCTTCCTTAATCAAATCTGACGCTCGTTGCTGTCCAGCAGTGATCTGTTTGCCGATTGATGCTTCAGTTTCCAGTTGCTTGGCTACCTCGCGCACTTTTGAAATTTGATCCGGTGTCAGCACTTCACTTAGCGACTCAAATCGAGCGCCTCCACGTCCCCCTGCGCGTTTGAGCATGGCTTGTTCACCACGCCCTAAGACGTTCAAGAAAGGTTGAATGCGTTCACCGCCACCCGGTTTTTCCAACACGGACACCATTTCACGCAACACTTGCGCTTGGTTGACAGGTGCAGATAAATCCGAAAATGTGCGGCGTGCTTGTCCGTATTCTGGAATCTTGGCTTCAAACACATTGACGAAATCATTGAGCAGCCCTCTTGCGGCCATTTGAGTATCGCGCCCGATACCCGTAGCAGCCGTTGGACCGTATGCAATGTCGGACAACGCCCGTTTAAGATAGTGCAACGATTCGCCAGTGATCTCGGCGGTCTTGCCCGCCACCTCCCGCATGATAGGTTTACCTGCCGCATCGAGTACGCCAGTTTCTTCCATTTTCGATGGTGTTGTTTTACCCATGATGAAAGGGCGATCTTCCATCTTTGCAAGTTTTGCCGCTGACTCAATCGTGCCCGATGGCATACGCGAAATCACGTTTGCAAGATCGGCGTCAATTGGTACAACCGCTTTATCCGCAGCGTTGTATAAAGGTTGCGACATTATGCGACGAGTGTTGATTGCCTCTGCTAAGTCTGGCGTGACTGCGTTTAACGTAGATTTACGAGCAGCTTCTTGCGCAGTCTCAATTGACATTCGAGTGTCTGCGGTGGGTCTTGCACCTTTAGGTTGAGCACCTTTGATTGCGCGTTCCATAGTGGCTTGCGCAGAGGGTGCCACAATTCCAGATCGAGCAAGTGCTTGCTGTGCGGTCATGTCCAAGCCTGCAGCTTGTGCATCTTGCATTGCTTTTCTTGCGGCTGCGACTTGCTCCGGCGTACCCAACGAATCGCGGGCAATTTTGGCTGCAAGTTGATTAGGCATTTGACGAACATCGGCTACTTTTGACGCGCCTTTCACCAACAAGTTAATTGCGGGGGGCGCTACTGCGGCCACCGTACCACCGGCCAAAGCACCTGTTTCAGCTTCTTCGGGGTTAATTATCGCAGCCGTTGCGCCGCCTGTCACCGCACCGCCTGCTGCGCGTGTAGCCAAGTTGCTTTTGGAAAAGCCGCCAGTACGAATGGCTTGCGCCAGCGGCGCTGCTGCGGGGATTAATTTCAAGGGTGCGGCAAGAGCACCACCTACTGGTAGGGTGCCAAGGATTTCACCACCCAGCTCACCAGCACCAGTCGAAATGGGAAACTCGCGTTTATACGGCGCGACTGTGGCTTGTGATTCCGCAAGACGTCGAGCAGCATCTTCTTGCAAAAATGTGCCAGTATCTGTTGCGCCCACTTTTTCCAAGCCCATACCCAGCAGTCGCTGACCGCCCAGCACCACGTTGCCAACGCCGCTGATTACGCCTTGGGAAGCTGCTTCGATGGGTGCGCCAATTGTTTCCAAAAACCCACGTTCTTTACCGGGCGCAGTTGGGGTAGCGGCCCCGCCATATTGTTTGGCAAGGGCTGCGTAATCCACCGCTGGCGTGGTAGTGGTTCCACCGTATTGCTTGGCAAGGGCTGCGTAATCCATTAGAGACCTGCGGCTTTCTTGAACTGCGCGGCGGCAGCGGCGTTAGGAAAGGTGAGCGATTGCCCATCTGGTGTTACAACAATGTTTGCCGCAGCAGCAGGTGCTCCCGCTGCCGCAGGTGTGGTTTTAGGTGGAGGAATAAGCCCGGTAAGCATCATGCGTTGCTTGGCTGCATTCCAACCCGCCAATCGTTCCTCGGAAGTTTTGTTCGGATTGGCAACATCGCCAAGCGCACTGACAATAAATTCACGGTCAGTGTTAGAAATACCCGCACCCAGTTTACCGCCTGCCAAATCGGTAGCGATCTGGTTAGCCGTACCTTCAAGAGCAGCAATCGCTTTGCGCCCTTCGGTGGATTTACCGAGGAACGCCAACGCAGCAGCGCCGCCAGCTTGCAGACCACCACTTGTAGATTTGGCAATCAGTTTGGAAATGTTGTCTTCGCCGGTTTCGACGTTGTAACCCGCCGATTGCAGCGCCTTGACGGCAGCGCTTTGATCTTTCGCAGCTTGAATACCCTTGGCCGGGATAAACACACCCTCGGGGTTTTCTTTTGTTGGTGGTGCGATAAAACCACCGGCCTGTGCGTTGAATTGCGGTTGCTCGGCCTTTGCTTTGTCAAACTGCAAACGGGCGGCTGAGATGTTGGCATTGAGTTGCGCCACACCAAGTTGACCTTTCGACACGCCCAATTGCTCTTGTGCAATTTGGTTTTGCAACTTTTGGTAGTCAGTCATTGACACACGGCTCAAAGGTTTACCAATACCGCCTTCAGCCAAAGGATTCACGTTGATCACATCGCCGCCTGCAACCAGTGCTTTTGGCAAATATGTTTCCAGAGCCTTGCGAGAGTTTTCCGTGCTCGACGCCATGTTCATCACAAAACTTGGCAATTCAGCCATGTTCATTGGAATAGAAGAAAGGTCTTCTTTTCTCAACAAACCTTGCGAAACAAGTCGATTTGCTTGTGCAAATACGTCTTGGTGTGTGATCGGCTTTTTGGCTTGAACCGCACTTACCAGCGGTGCAAGTGCAGTTGAAAAGGCATCTAAACGTCCTTTGGCGGCAGTTGCTTGCTGAGCATCAATTTCGCCTTGTGTTTTGGCTTGTGTCAACGCAGTGCCAGCAGCTTCTTGTTGAGCTTTAAACGCAGCAAGTCCGGGCGCTCCGTACTGGATTGCAGTTTGAAAGTCAAGTTTAAAGTCAGGTTTTCGTACTGCGGCGTACAAATTACTCTGTTGTTCGTCTGCACGTTGCGCTGCGCCAAGTTGGTACTGCGCCAAAGCGTTCTGATTCTGTGCGTTTTGAATCTGCTGAATCTGGGCGTACTGAGCCAAAGCGTTCGGAGCCTGAATGTCAGGCTGACGAAAACTCATTGCGATGTTGGGATTGACGAGTGCCATGATTTAACCTCCCAAATACATGCGTTCAATGTCGGCATTACTTGGGCTACTGTTGCGACCCAACGCTTGCTGCAACAGCGAGTTGGTGGCTTGATTTTGCTGGTAACCCGTGTATTGACCAATGCCACCCGAGATGGCGTTTGCCGCACCCATGTAACCCGATGCGCGGGCTTGACCACCAGCGCCTATCGCTTCGCCCATACCAGACGCATAGTTTTGACCGGCTTGACCCAGCGCGTTGATCGAGGTTTGACCCACGCCAGCCAGCGACTGCAATGGTCCCAAACGGGCTTGGCGCTCGGCTTGGTAACGGTTAAATGCGTTTTGGTACTCCTGCGAGGCAAGACCTTGGCCGAACTGCTGCAAGGCACCACCAGTGTTACCGCTGATCAAGCCACCACGGGCCGCAGCGCTGCGCTCCAATGCCTTCTGACCCTGATCAAATCGGAATCCGTAACCGGGATCAGCTTGAAACTGAGTCATGCCGAATGGGGTGTACTCGGATGCAGCTTCCAGCTTGTTGAGCGCACGCTCACCGGCTTGACGCCACGGCGCTTGCATTTCCATCTGGCGATCAAATTGCTCACGCTGGAGGTCAGCGGCTTGACCTGCTGCGCGTTCTTGCGATTTTGCTGCGCTTCTGGATGACGCTGCACCCAATACGGCGCTGCCTAAAATTGCTGCTTCAATGCCCATGTGACACCTCGAATTTGTAAGAACCCACGTTTTTCATCCCAAGTCGCGCCAGTATGCCAAACATATACTCATGCCCCGGCACCACCTCTGTGCGCGTTACGTCAGGACCAAGAATTGATCGAATCAGTCCTTTGGTCATCCAACGCTTTCGCCAATCTTTCAAAACTGACACATGCACTTCGCCGTCTTTCTTGTAGACAGCGCCTATGCACTTACCGTCACGTTCAATCCCTTGCACGCTCCAGCCCGACATGCTTTGCAGGTAATCCTCAAATGCAATCGGGTTTGACCAATCAGTGGCCTCATAGCCCACTTTTAAGGCAGTATCTCGATTATCCGTCAAGATTGTTGGCATTGCTACCTCGAAATCGCCGTGATGGTGGGTGTGCCTGAATACGTGATGGTCAGGGCATCGCCGGGAGACAAACCGAACATGCCGTAGTATGAACCGGTGTTGTACTTTGTACCAGTGCCGCGCTGAAACTCGACTTTGATGACACCGCCGCCACTGATCATTATGTCGATAGGGCGCTCAGTCGTGTTGCCGTATACCAGCGGGGAACCCGTCAAGGGCACAGGCGCTGGGTCATTCGGCGGCACGTAATCAACGTCAGAGTTCAGCAGCGCCAGCAAATACCGATACCATTCCCGCGAGATCAGGCCGGTCCGTTGATCGAAGAACGGAACCCTGTTCGATGGGATGTTTGTGTCGGCGTTAAGCATTTGTCGGCGATAGGATCAGTTCTGCGCCCATGATGGCGATCTTAACGGGGTCCGTACCTGACAACTCATACACCCGATCACGCAGCTTCATGGTCATACCCAAGCGCCGCCAGATCACTCGCTTGCCAGTCTGACCCGTGGTGCCCATGTCCTTGCCGTGGTAGTTGCTCCAAGTGTGCCCACCATCGTCGGACCAGCGCAGCAACACCACTGGCTGCGGGTTGACCGAAATGCCAGTCTCGTCAATCAGGAAGTCATACGACTCGGTAATGATGTCGTTCTCGTCCTCAGTCGCCAAAAACACCGGTTCACTGACAGGAGGCAGGGTAAACCC